GTTGTGCGTAACAGCTACCCCGAACTGAAGACCACCACGCTAAAGACATGGGCAGACCTGTTCCCAGAGAACATCTACGGCCCTATTCTTCACACTCCACCGATTACACACCACATTAAGCTACCGCCCCGTGGCGATGCCGCTGGAATTGACTGCGAGATAATCTTTCTTGCCCTTGACCAACCCAAAGATGTGCGTAAGTTGCTGTCATTGGAGTTGACTGGCGCGTGGGTGAACGAAGCCAAAGAGTTGCCCAAGGCTGTCATTGATGGCTTAACCCACCGCGTAGGTAGATACCCTACTAAGCGTGACGGTGGCGCTACTTGGCACGGCATCTGGATGGATACCAACCCAATGGATGACGACCACTGGTGGCATAAGATAGCAGAGGTTGACCGCGTTGTAGGCAAGTACGCTTGGAAGTTTTACAAGCAACCAGGCGGGGTAATTGAAGTCCCATCTGACAACCTGCCTGAGATGCCAGAGGCTAACGACCATGTGTTCGCGTCAGCAAAGTGGTGGAAGGTCAACCCCAAGGCAGAAAACATAAAGAATCTGCCTGGTGGCTACTACCTGCAACAACTTGCTGGTAAGACCTTGGACTGGATTCGTTGTTACGCAGAGGGCAAGTACACCTTTGTGCAAGACGGCAAGTCTGTCTGGCCAGAGTACGATGACAACATGATGTCTACCGACCTGATGCCAGACCCTAGTTTGCCAATCCAAGTTGGGCTTGACTTTGGTCTAACACCGGCAGCCGTCTTTGGCCAGCGCCACCAATCAGGGCAGTGGCGTGTACTCCACGAAATCGTCACCTTTGACATGGGTCTTGAGCGCTTTGGCGAGACTTTGTTGGCAGAATTAAGCTCTAGATTTCAAAAATATGACGTCAAAATCTGGGGCGACCCCGCCGGTCAGCAGCGTGATGCTATCTATGAAACAACTGCTTTTGAATACTTGCGTAGCTTGGGGCTTAGAGCCGAACCAACTGCGACAAACGACTTCAAAGCCCGTAGAGAAGCAGCGGCTGGGCCAATGAATCGACTGGTTCAGGGTAAACCTGGACTACTGATAGACAAGTCTTGCAAGCTATTGCGTAAATCCCTGTCCGGTGGCTACCACTTTAAGCGGGTTGCTATGGGTGCAGGTCAGGAGCGCTTCAGAGATACCCCGAACAAGAACGAACACTCGCACGTTGGTGACGCTTTTGGCTACCTGATGACTGGTGGCGGCGAGTACCGCCATCTAACCCGTGGCGCAAAGGAAGCCGCCGGTCGTACATTCATTGCTCAAACCGTGGTGAACGCAGATTTTGACCCATTTAGCTGATTTCCTACCGGAACACCCAGCCATAACGTGGCTACCGTTCCACCCTGCCCATGTTGCCGTGATGAAGTTGTCTCCACAGCAGTTAGAGGTCAGGTCAAAAGGTGTCCCATTAGAAATAATGCTGGAATCGCAAGCCAAGATGGGTCATGCTATCACTGCACTGCTACATGGACGCCCTGTTGCCTGCTTTGGTGCAGTTGATATCTGGGACGGTGTGGCTGAGATGTGGCTTTTGATAGAAGATAGGGGGCGTAAGTACGGGAAAACCCTAACAAGAGCCGCAATTGGATATCGTGATTTCTTGGTGATATCAAAAAATTTGCATAGACTGCAAATAACGGTAAGATGCGAGGACAGTAGAGCCGCTAAGTGGGGACAAGCTATTGGATTTAAAATAGAAACCACTATGAAGGCGTATGGGCCTACTGGTTCTGATTACTACTTAATGCGAAGGATTTGATTATGAGCAAAATATTTGGTGGTGGTGGAGACGGCGGCGCTGGCGCGGCCATAGCAAAGCAAACAGAGCAAGTTAAACAACAACAAACTGCTTTGGATGTAAAAGAGTCAAACCTAGCGGTTGAAACTATGGCCAACGTAAAAGCTAGGCGGCGTGGTGGATTACGCGCCCTGTTATCGCCGGAGCGCCTTGATGAGTTGGGTGTTTTGCCTACTAAACTTAGTGGCTGATAAAAGTTAAGCAATGACTTACCTGTATGTGGGCCGAGAGTCCGAAGGCACAAAAGCACAACTTGCTACGTTAACCCAGCAGACGTTTGATGACCGCCAAGTTATAGTTGGATCAAGCTCTCCTCTGGTCGGGATTGATGTCAACCACCAACGGTTACACGAAGGACGGGCATACATTGCGTACTACGTGCAAAACAGTGGAACTCTGCTTGCAAATGGCGCTAGCATTGATTTTGTATTTGCCGCTGGCCCTGGGGTTACGCCGCATATGACGCTTGGTGCGTTTTGTGGGGGAGATTCGGAGTTGTTTTTGTACGAAGCTCCAACCACAACTGGTAG